CGTTGATTAAATCACCAACGATTTGTTCACTGTTCATTCGATTGAACAGAACAAAATTAGGTTTTGTAACAAACTGTTGTCGTTTCATAATATATCTCCAACCAGTATAGTACCATGTTATTTGTTAGATGGCAACAGGGTTGATGTGGAAACCGTACCTAAACAACAATCTTTTTTCCAATTGGTCGTTGGTAATATCCTCACGACTGTGCAACGTCTGATCCTGTGAGAACAAAACAATATCACCCTCTTTCCACCAATGGCGATAGCAGTACTGCGGTTTAGTAAGATGTTGTTTTAAGTAGTCACAAAGCTCACGGTCTGTCTGTTCGGATCCTGTTCCGTGTAATCTTTCTAAAACATTAAAATTGAAGTAAAGACCAATCACATCACCCCTTGCATTATTGACAATAACGGGAAGCGTGAATTCCAAGCCACCATTTTGTTTCTTCTGACTCTTTAGTAGGAGATGTTTGTTAACACTGTAGGGGTCCGGATCATCAGGTGCTAACAGGTCAACATTAAATCTGTATTCACAAACAGCACGATGACACAACTGCTTGATATCATCGGGAATATCCTTATAAGCTGATGGAGTGTGTATAAAGCTGGTAGACGTGTTATTAGGTGTATGGGCCATCAACGATGTGCTGTTTACATGATTTGGACCCATCTTATCTGAGTGCCAAAGTAACGAGCCACGAGGAAAGAGACCAGGCATTATTCCTTGATATTTTTCACCAGTTACTCGTTGAACAGGAAACGGACGTTCATTTGTCCATGTCGATGGTTGTTTTGCAATACCATCTGGTGGCCACATTTCAAAGTGAATTCCTGGTTTAGTACCGCGGCCTAGAACTTCCCCGACAAATCGATTTGCAAAACCATTACACGTTTGTAGGTCTGTAATTCCACGAGAACTTATACTTTCTACCATTCGTGCGTAGTATAACGGATCATCGTAACGCTGAGTACGAATCAAAACGAGTTGATGATCAATAAACGTATCTCGAATTACTTTATATTCTCGTTGTGTAGCAGATTGCAGATCAATTTCTGTAATCTCTACTCCAACAGGATCTAACGGAATTACTTTCATAATATATGTTTGCGGTGTACTCTACAAATTATCCAATCGTTATAAAACATATCTGGATTCTTTAATACCTCATGATCAAATTGCATCTTTGCTTCGTAATAAGAACACTCACCTTTGTTTTTACACAAAACCAAAATATCTCTACGAAACTGTTCAGTGCCTAGCTGTTCAACATCTTTTTGAACTTCCTTCGAGCTACCATAATATGACTTCCAATCAGAAGCTGCAAGGTATCTTTTTCGCTTACCTTTCAACGTTTTGATTTTTTTAAACCAAAACAACTTCTTACCAATGTAAGCACGCTGGGTCTGTAGATTGGTTATCTTATACACAAACCCATAATGCTCTTCAGCTGGTTGTTCATAAGGCTCACCCTTATAAAACCAGGTCATCGATATATCAACGAATCTTCATCGTCATCTAAATCTTCATCATCATCAAGTTCTTCTTCTGTTGCTTCTACTTCGCTACCACAGAACGGACAAAATGAAACTGGCTCAACTACTTCGTATGGTGTGTGAACAATAAACTCTGCATCACATTCAAAGCAGATCTGCGGTTCTGGTTCGTTCTCTATCATAAACATTCTCCTGTAAACATTGCTCTGCATCACGCACGACTTGTGACGTGGGCATAGCGTATGTAGTAGGATCTGTTTTTCCGAGAGTATGGAACCCCCATGCACGTTCATGACAACAATAACACTTACCGCAATGCCCCTTATCAGGTGGTTGCTCCGTGCATGAGTGTGATAGTTGTATCAAATGCGGTTGCTTGAGCAGGTAATACAGCTCAATTGTTTGCCACTTCTCTAACCAGACAAAAGGAACGCGGTATCCCTGCTTCTTAATCCGTTCAACCGTGTCATCGTCTGTAACATTACGACCTGAGAATAGCTTTGCGTTTGTTCCGTTGAACCACAAGTCGAACTTGTACAACTGCCTTGCTCTCGAAAACATGGCCCAGTTATCACTTGGTGACATATGGTGATTTGTTTGTGGAACCGGAATGTGTTGATTGATTCCAATCTGTTTACAAATGAACGCAGGATGCGATGACTCCCACCACCTACGCCCTTCATACTGTCCAGAGAACACAAGAACATTCTCTTTACCATAGCGCTCCGCTAATATACAAGCAAGAAGCGTGGATTCCACGCCTCCTGACATTGACAAAGCGACCCTGCGCGCATCGCTAGGGAAGTTCTCTTCTAGGTTGTAAACCGTACCATCTTTAAATGTTACGCTGCTTTCGCCCATACGTTTTCCCATGATCCAGTAAGAGCACCTTTAGCATAGTCGGTTGCTCTATTTTCAAAAAAGTTTGTATGTGTCGGAGCATTGATCATCTCCTCGACCCAAGGCAATGGGTTTTTCTTTACCTTAAAGACACCCTTGAGCCCAAGACTGATAAGGCGTCTGTCAGCAATGTATCTGATGTAATGCTTGACATCACTGCTAGACAAATTATCCATGGGACCAAGAGAAAAAGCAAGATCAATGAAGCGCTCTTCAAGTTCAACCATTTTTTCTGCAATGGTGTAAATTTGTCCCTTAAGCTCGTCATTCCAAATATCCTTATTCTCTTCAATGTATGTGCGGAACAGTTTAATCATTGATTCCGCGTGCATCGTCTCATCTACAATCGACCACGTTACAATCTGTCCCATTCCTCTCATCTTTCCGTGACGAGGGAAGTTCAAAAGCATGATAAAGCTCGAGAACAGTTGCATTCCTTCTGTAAACGCACTGAACGCAGCAATCTGCTGTGCTATTGTACTTGCGTCCTGTCCAGCAATTGACAAGAAGTAATCGTGCTTCTCTTTCATTGCCTCGTACTCGAGAAACTCATTGTATGTCGATTCTGGCATACCCAAAGTCTCGATCAAATGACTGTACGCAGCCACGTGGAGTGCTTCCCTTGCAGCAAAACCAGCCAACATCATTCTTACTTCTGGCTGTGGGAAGTACGGCAAGTAGTTGTTAACATACCCACCTGCCACGTCAACATCACCCTGTGTAAAGAACCTAAAGATGTGTGTGAGGAACTTTTGCTCCTCTTCTGTCAATCTATTTTTCCAATCCTTCACGTCTTCCAACATCGGCACTTCGGTATGAAGCCAATGACTTTGTTCGTGCTTCAACCACGCATCATATGCCCATGGATAGTTAAATGGTTTAAATGAGTTTCGCTCATCTGTCAACTTTAGTTTTTTCTTTGTCGCGTTCATTGTGCCCCTTGTTGGTCTAATGCTTCTTGTAACTGTTGTTTACTCATCACACCACCAATACGTTTAATAATATTATCATTTTCATCGAGAATGACCATGTGTGGGATCCCTCTAATCCCGTACATCATAGCCGCATCTCTATTATCGTCAACGTTGATATGTTCAACGTGATAGTTGTGCTGGATTTGACCAAGCACTTGTGTCATTTGATCACACTTAGTGCACCACGGTGCCTCAAACTTAAGAATTCTCATATATCACCCCTCACATGCAAGACAGACATCACCATCCGCAACAGCTTTCAGATCAAGTTCTTGCATAATCACACGCTCAATCTTCTTTGAAACTTTATCAGCTTTCGCGAGCTTCTCGCTTCGGCAGTAATACATCGTCTTCAAACCAAGCTTCCATGCAAGGAAGTGAACCGCATGGATGTACTTAACGTCGCTATCTGGTCTAAAAAATACATTCAATGACTGTGCTTGATCAATAAATTGTTGACGATCGGCAGCATGCTCAATGACCCATCGCTGATCAATCTCCATCGATGTCTTAAACACATCCTTTGTCCAATCATCCATCCACTCGAGGTGTTGAACCGATCCATCATTTGCAATAATAGTTGACCAAACTTCATCGTAATCCATCCCAAGCTTTCCATCAACAGGAGGAGTATCACAGTATTGACGGATAATCTGGTCTAGGTATCGGTTTTTGTTGAGGTGCGCTCCTGATAGTGTGTCCTGGCGATACGCATTAGCACGATATGGCTCAATACTAGGACTGGTATTACCCATAATGATAGAAGAAGAAGCATTGGGAGCAATAGCCATGAGGTGGCTAAAACGGCGCCCAGTGCCACGAGCATCGAGAGCCTCACCTCTCTCTTGTCCCAATTGGAGGTTGGCTTCATCGAGCTTTGTCCTTATGTGCTTGAAAATTTGGTTGTTGATTGACTTAGCAATCACTCCTTCGAATGGAGTGTTTTGTTTTTGGAGAAGAGCATGAAAACCGAGAGCACCAATACCAATGCTCCGTTCACGCTCAGCGCTAAATCGCGCGCGTGATATGCTGTCAGGAGCATTATCAATGAAGTACTGAAGAACATTATCGAGCATCTCCGCAATGTCCCGAAGAAAAAGTTTGCTATCTTTCCAATCATCATAATACTCCAAATTCACTGATGACAAGCAGCACACAGCGGTGCGGTCTTTGTCTGTTGGTAAAATAATTTCACTGCACAAATTGCTTTGTTTAATACTTAGTCCCAGATCTTTCTGGAATTGAGGCATTGCACGGTTACTCGTGTCAATAAAATGCAAGTATGGTTCACCCGTCATCATTCTCAACTCAAGGATTTTTTGCCATAACTCTTTTGCTGACACAACTTCACGAACCTCGCCATTGTGAGGATCTTTCAGCTCCCAGCTATCATCATAGTTTGGATCCTTCATGCTGTTTTCAATGATCTGCATGAATGTATCGGGGATATTGATTCCGTGATGCAGATTCTGAGTCCGCATATTGGGATCGCCTGTTGGCTTACGCATCTCTAGAAAAATATGAATGTCAGGATGGCTGATATCAAGGTAAGCAGCATAAGAACCACGACGTGTGCGACCTTGACGGTAAGCGAGAGAAGAAGCGTCATAAGTGCGAAGATGAGGCATAACGCCAACGGACTTATCGTCGGCTGATCTGATTCCAATTCCAATTCCAACTCCTCCGCCGAGCATGCTCAGCCAATTAACTTCCGATAAAGTGTCGACAAGACCTGATGAACTATCATGTAGATACGGAAGAAAACAAGAAATAGGCAGGCCGCGGGCACTACGACCAAATGATAGAATAGGGGTAGAATAAGACAGCCAATGTCTACTAGCGTAGTCGTAAAGCCTTTGCGCATGCTCCTTATTGCTCCCAAATTTTTCTGATACAAAAGCGAATCGTTGTTGTGGGCTTGTCTCGTCTTCGCGCATGTACGATTCTTGCAATCGTTTTATGCCAAGTTGATCAAAAAGAGAGTCGCGTGAATAGTCGACCTCTATGCCAAGATATGTTTCGGGCATAAGTGAAACTCCAGTTATTATTATTGTGATGTAAGTTGATTAGCTAAGGGGAATATCTCCGCGATCACGCCTGCGCAGACCCTTGCAATCTCTGAATGCTCCTTCTGCGTGCCATTCGCAGAGCGGAGTTGTATATAGTGAATCCATGAGCGCAATGTACCGTTCATATAGAGACGAGATTCCATCAAGCCTTCCGGTAAAACAGCACGTGCTTGCTCTTTGGCAATCCCCTTGGAAATTGCCCATGTATACGCGTTTTTAGCCTCGTTAACTACACGTTGCTGCATCTGCTCCCACTGATATGTCAAGAAACGGTGTTCATCGTTCTGTAAATCGATGTCTATACTGTTTTGTCGATTGTGTGGGTCCTGTAGACGTGCGTCTCGTAGTACGAAATCCAATTCGCGGACGGGGTCCGCGTAACGCTGGGAGAACTCCTGGAAGCTAAAACTTCTGTGGCGGAGTATCTGACGTGCGATATCTCTTGTGGTTGTGATCTCGAGACATGCGGAGACCATTTCAAGCGGGCTCCAGTGGGCGTGCTTGACAAGGTATTTGATAAGTTTGTCGGAAGTTTCTGTGTTATACTGGTTCGCTGGATTGCTGACACGTGCGCAGTATGCAACGAGCTCTTGGATATCATACAATCCTTCCGAAATAAGTTCTTTACTTGGCTTACTATGACTGATTAATTTAACGTTCATTTAATAATACCCGTCACCCAATTTTCACAAGCATCTTCAGCATACCGACGGGTGTGTTCCCACATATTCCGATGCTCAGCAACTTCACCATTAACAAGAAAATCTACGCTGTAACCCT